GCTGACGTTTTCGCTGCTTTTCCTATCAATCTCTTCGAGTTTTTTCGAAGTATCCTCGTGCTGTTTTTTCCTGGAATCGCGCTCTACGATGGAACGCCTTACTGTCCAAATAACAAACGAGATTATCACAACCGTCGCAGCATCATTCCAAATATCCGATATGAATTGTAGCATTTATTATCTCCTTATTAAATCAGCTCCAATTCCCGCGACAGTAAATAGCATATTGTACAGTCTGTGTTGCCGCGGCATTTGAATTGGACTGATAGGTCACATACATGTCGCCAAATCCTCCGCTGCTCGGAGACGTATAAGCCATGACAGACGACGCCATCCCCGATACAGCGAGATTCGGAAGTGTAAAATTAAGCATGAATCCTGCCGGGATGGCGGGGATTTTAATGGCGCCAGCCGCGTTGCGCATCTGATAAACATTTGTTCCAAGCGTAACTGCTGAACTGAAACTGACCGAAGGGATCTCCCCTACTATCCAGGCCTTAAAGATGCGGCTGGTCCCAGTCGGGCTGCTACTGTCCTTCTGGACCCATTTTTCCCAATTCCACACGCCTTTATTGGCTGAATAAAATGAATCGACAAGCACCGCCCTGCGGAGCATTGCACGTATTGCGCGTACCATCACGCCCACCCCCTTTCGGGGATGGCGTTACAAGCTACAAGGATGCTGCATAATACGGCGTGATTGTGGCGTTCGCAGCGAATGTGAATGCAGCCGAAGTCACATTGCGCAGATGGATGGTATCGAAACCCGTGCCCGCGTATCCAGCCCATACGATTGGATGCGCGGAACCATTGGAGTATATTCGTGCTTATCCACCCGGCGCTAAAGATATATTTAAGTATTTCTTTTATTTTCTGTACCATATCTGGGCCTCCATCCTATCGCGCCACTGCGATGCGATTTGTATATATAATAATCGGGATATCAATCTTTGGAATAGTTCCGCTGAATGCACATAATGTCACGCTATTCGCGGCCTGCGAATCCGTCCAGATCAGTCCTGCCTCCCAGGCGGAATGCGTGTCGTTATTACCGAGGCTGGAATCTTCATCTGGCCATACTTCCATCTCATTTTGATCCGCAAGTATACCAGGAAGATTGACTGTGATCAGGCCATTTGCCCAGCCGGACGCGGGCAGGGTCACAGGGGTGCCCTTCGGCCTATTTAAAATTGCATCCATAAAGCTTTCGCCGATCGGCTTCATCTCCGGATGATCGTCAAGATATGCCATTTTTCACCTCCTCATTTATACGGATGTGGATAAAACAAGTTTGCTTGAAGCCGCGCAATATCCTTTTCCGCGACATCCATGTCTGACTGAAGAGCGTACAGATCACTCGCAACGCTGACATTCACCGTTGCCGCACCGTCCAGCGAAAGAACCAAAGTTACAAATCGTTCAGTCAGTGCCCCGTCCGCCGAAGGCGTGATTATATCCGCCTGGTCATCTGCATTTCCGTATGCAACCATGATTTCCCCGGAATTCGGATCGTTCGCGAAAAGAGCAATCTCGCGATAATAGAACGGTTCCGTGATCAGGCTGTTATTAAAACTGCCGGAAAAAAGTATCGTGCCGTCTTGCATCTGCATTTGTCTGATCGGAATATTCGCCACGCGCGTCACCACGTCTATCATCGGCTGGATCGCTTCCGGGCCGGAAATCGAACCGCTTCCAATTGCCATCTTAGTAAAGACCACTGGCGTGCCCTGCATGATTTTAAGCAAAAGCGCAGATCCACGCGTGGTTACTCTGCGCCATTTCATCGCGCTCATAGTGTACAGTCTCCTTTTAATCAATTGTCATACGATCAAATGCCGTCTCGTGATAGCCAACCGCAGGCGTCAGTGCAAAATCCGTAACCATTGCCATGATTATATCGTCGAGTATCGCCGTCCGGCGTTTGACAATATCCAAAATGTATAGAAACTCCGCTTGTCTGGTCGTGTCCACTGTCGGATTTGACGTGTAGATCCGGAAATGGAACGGCTCTCCGCCGTACTCGTACCACTCCTGGACGTTACCGATCCCGAAATACGCCTCAATGACCTCTTGTATCGCGTATTTCGTGCCGAGCGATGAGGCAACGAGATCCGCTTCCCTAATGATGCGCCGTTTCGTCTGGATATTTGCGCTCGGAAGATACCACAGGATATTTATTTCCCATGCCATCTCGTCTAATTCAGCCTCTGTGAGACTGTCAATGCTGTCCCACGCCGCTAAAAGCTTCACGCGCGGAGCGATGGCGCGGATGATATTGTCCCACGCAGCCGCGAGCGCGATATTTGCGTTGTCTTCCCGCATGAATTTCGGCAGCAGCAGGAGTGTTTCTAAATTTTGGAGCTTCATCCATCTACCACCTTATGCGTAACAGTTAAATTTCCGGAAAACTGCGCAACTGAATACTCGTCGATCGGCATAAATACCGGATCCGTTACATCCAATCTGAGCGCTCCGGCGTCAAGAACCAGCCTGCGAAGCTGATCCGGATTGATATCGCGGCCGAGATCCGTGATCTGCCATTCGGTATACCGATCAAGTGCGCCGCCGCTCGATTCAACTGACTGCACGACAGCGTTTTCTGATTCAACTGTCGTGTAATAGACGATATTGATATCGAAATCATGCGGATTTGGCGTTGTCGCGAGTACTTGATCGGTAATCGGGCGCACTTTATCGTCGGAGCAGATCTCTACGATTCTGTTGAGTACATCCTGCGTCGGCATGGCGCCGCCCGCCATGATCGGAACGATCTGTATGACGCCATCTGACGGGTTTGCGATGGATACCGCAGCGATATTTGGATCTGCGGAGAGCGCCCAGAAGCGATATGCCTGTTCCGAACCAGCTACCGAGAAGGATCCTGACGCGAGACGGATCCGACCTCTGAAATGATCGTCGCCTGCTTCGGTATATTCTTCTCCGTCATCTCCGCCAGCGCTGGTCGTCATATTTGAAACGGACGCGATGCCCGGCACGAGATCAATCAGACGGTTAATGCTGCCTGGAGCTATGCCATTATACGCAGCCCCTCCGGCGACAGACGAGCAGATCACGTCAACGTAACTCTTTCCGGCCTCAATCACCGCGACTTCGTTCGTCGTAAACATCATGGATCTGTTATCCGCGACTTTTGTATTTTGCGGAATTATGGTACCGCCAGTTCTGATCTGCTGTAAGGAAAATCGCACCGTCACAACTGCGGGTTTTGCTATAATTCGCGCGACGCCGACGCGCTCTCCGAGGGCGTCAAGCGTGGTCCCGCGCGCATAGCGCAGAAACCGCTGCCGCGCTCCGTCGTTCAGATAATTCAGAAGCGATACAGCCGTCGCGGCCATTGCCTCTCCGAAGATCCTCCGTTCATCGCCGGGGAACAGATCTTCTCCAACTGCGCTCGTTAGATTTCCGATGATCAGAGAGTATATTTCATCTGCATCTACGGAAACAAAAGCGATGTCATTGTTGTCTGCCATGTTTCAAGGCCTTCCCATCATCCTGTGTATTTGAATCACCGCTTCCGCTTCTCCGCTCGGAAGCGCTGCCGCGGATATCACCGCGCTTGATGATATGCGCGGCTCATATGTGTCGATATTCCATGTGGCGGCGTCAATAAATTCGACGATCGCATCGCTTTGCGGCATGTCGACAATATCCAGCGGGATCCCTCTGATCCTGTCGTACGGAACCTCATAACGCATGATCTTCAGGAGATTCAGCGCGCAGATTTCCGGCCTTCCATTTCCAGATGAAAGCATATTTTCTATTCCTTCGCTTCTAAGACATGCTGTTATATAAACTTTTTGCGAGATTTTTGGCTGCAGCCAGCTCGGTATTAAGGATGGCGTATTTCTCTTTATCATCCGTCGTGGCTGCAGCACGCGCCACAGCGTCGGCAGTGAGATTTGAGTACACAATATTGAGGTTCGGTTTCTGGGAGAATTTCAGCTTGAGCGTCGCTTCGTAAAGCATGCCATAGTCCGATGCCATAATGTCAGATGCTTCAACTGAATTGAGAATCATTTCATCTACGCCAAATCTCGTTGTTCCAATTATGAGATTGCTCGATTTATTAATACGCGCATACCACCAATCGATTTCTGCTCGTACATTGACACCGGCCGGAGCTCCGATATGAATTTCAAATTCAATGGCGTCATCCGTCATGCCTTGCGGGAGGCCATTGTCTTCGTTCCGCTTGCCTTCACGCGACCGCTTAAGCGATTCAGGGAGGTAAATGATTCCGGTTGTAATTTGGAATGTTTTCGTTTGCCATTTTCCGAATACTGACATATCATTCCTCTCTAAAATCTATCATCCGGTCGGGCTGCGAGCTCCGAAGAGATCCGCCTGCAGCCGCGCAATATCTTCCTGCGCTGCCACTATGCTTTTCTTAAGCTCTACAATATCGGGAATCTCGCCGGGCGGCCCCGGTGGCCCAGGATCACCTTTTTCTCCCGGCGGGCCAGGTTCGCCTTGAGCCCCTGGATTTCCGGATGAGCCCGGGTCGCCTCTGGGTCCCACGGACCCTTGCGGCCCAGCCGGGCCAGCCTCTCCCTGAGGGCCCCGTTCTCCTTGTAAGCCAGGATCACCTTTTTGACCGGGTGGCCCGTCTTCTCCGGGCGGCCCCGTAGCTCCCGTGTCTCCTATTGGGCCTTGGGGCCCAGGTTCGCCTTGTGGGCCGGAGGGGCCTGATTCACCCTGTGGCCCTACAGGGCCCGGCGGCCCGGCATCTCCGCCTCCTCCGAACGCAAAGACGATCCCTGTCCCGTCATCAAAAACACTGAAATAAACGATGTCTCCAGCCGCCAGCGTTCCGCCATATGTATTCAGCAGCGGCGACGATAACCCGCGCCCGGAAAGATACTGAACACGCACAAGCCCGTCGTCTCGAACTTCAAAAACTTGTCCCTTTTCGACGCTTCCCATAATCAGTACCCTTCCAAAACCCGCCTGAAAAATATCTTTGATTTTCCAGATATGTATTCGTTCCTGATATGTGACACAAATACCGGGCCATTCCAGCTTTCATGATTGTCAGTACGAATCATCGCCACGGTACCGGCCGCGATGCTTGGCGTGAGATCCCGTTTGATCCAGCCGCGTGTAAGATTCTTGTTTTGGCTTCTGAGAAGCCCTCGCGCAAATCTGTATCCGTCCGCATCGCTTCCGAGTTGGATATCAGATTCGACTACGAGATCAATACCGGGTTCTTCGATGGAATACTCGCCGAAATAGACTCCGCTCTCTACACGCATAGAGCGTGCGCGGCTCATAAGATCCTCGTCAAACCCCGCTTTTGTCCGGATATCTGATGTCACATCAATCACCAGCGCAGGCGGCTGGCTCTCGATATACGGTTCCGAGTAGCAGACAAGCTTTCCATCATAGACAAGAAATGCGCAGCTTTCATACATCAGCAGACGATCGAGAAATGAGAAGTCGCTCTCTTCCTGCTGCGGGATGTATCCATACTGCTGATCACTGGTCCCGTGCAGCTCATACGCAAGCCCTGCCGCATCCGCTATGTCAGATATAATCCGATACAGCGTCACGGTTTCCCATGCGCGGCTTTTAGGGATATACCCGGCAGTCGGCGCGGATAGGGCATGGAGCGACACCTGCCCGATTCCCGGCAGTACATTTACGAGAAACATCTGACCGGTTTTCGCCGCGCCGTCTGCCACGGTTATGACGTCGCCAAATACAGGATGCCAAGCATCCCATTTTCCGGCGCTGTCACCAAAGGTAATAAAGAGGCTGTCCGACTTGCTCTCGGCATACATATCATGCACACAGCTTATGATCTGCACTTTTTGCGTGATATCCACGTTGTTATACATAATCCGCAGCCCCATCACGAAGGCCTCCATGGCGGCATGTCCGCAGACGTAACAACGCTGTCGAAGACCGGAAGCCAAAGCGTGACGCCTGCGCCGAAGATCAGCACGTCGAGATGGTCGCGGTTGTAGCCCATTATCACACTGCTCATCTTCTCGTCGGCATACAGCTCAAGCGCGAGCGTATCGAAAGTATCTCCGACTTTAGTATGGTACTCGAGGACCTCGACGAGGTTTCCAAACTGCGCCATATTTCCCGCGCTCCCTTCTAATCATCATCGCTTCGAAGCGATCTATAAACTCATCGCTCGCCGATTCGATCATATTCAGCAGATCGTCGAACGTCATGCCTGGCGCCGCCGTAATGACCGGCGCGAAGCTGAATCCGCCCATGTTGTAAACCATACTCTGCGAGCCCGTCATGCCGAGAAGCGTACTCTCGTCCGCTACGCCAAGCATAGAGCCGGCTTTCGCCCAGTATCCGAGGTTCGCAGCGCGGTAGCGGCTATCGAACGACAACACCGCTTCCTGTCCAGCCTCGCCGGCGAAGGACAATCCTTCCGTGAATCCGCCGGTCGCCAGATATGGGATCAGCGGAATGTTGATCCCATAGCCACCGAGGAAATCCGGAAGTTTGATGTGATTAAGCGCTCCAATAAATCCATTGATCACAGTAATCACAGCATTGATTCCGGTTTTGAAGAAATTCGCGATTCCTGTGCCAATGATCGCGAAACCATTTATGATCTTCTGCGGGAGTCCAAGCATGAACGACAGGAATGCAGATGCTCCGGACCGGATAAGCGACCACGCATTTGTAAAGAATCCAACAACGCCGGATACGATCGTCGAAACCGTGTTGTACCAAAACTGGATATATGCGACGATGAAGTTCCATACCGCCGAAAACGCCGCCTGTATAGCGTTCCAGGCGCCCGTGAAGAACCCGACGACGCCGTTTACAATCGCGTGCCAAATGGCGACTCCGGTTTTGATCGCCGTCGTGATGAAATTCCAAATGGCGCCAAATACGGCTTTGATTCCGTTCCATAGACCGATCCAGAAATTTCGGAAACCTTCGCAATGATCCCAGAGGTACTTAAAAGCAGCAACTGCAGCGATGACGGCAATAATGATTAGGCCGATTCCGCCGGAGGATAAAAGCCCCATTGCGGAGCTTACGCCTTTGATACTGGTGATGATTTTCTTTATATTTCCAACCAGCGACGCAATCTTGATTGCCGCGATCGCTGCGGCAATCCCTCCGATGATCCCTACAACTGCATCTCCGTGATCAAACATCCAACTGACCGCGTCGATTACTTTTGGGAGAAAGTCGATCAGTTTTGGGAGAAAATCAACAACCTTTGATATACCCTTCGCCGCCAGATCTGCGAACTTGCTCGCAAGCTCCCCGATTTTCGGCGCGACTTTTTGCAGCGCATCGGTGACTACAGGTAGCGCTTTCCCGAGCGCATCGAACAATGTTTTTGACGCGGGTTTCAGCGCTTCCGCAGCATTATGCTTAAAGATTGTTAGGCGATCCCCGAAGGTTAGCGTGTCATCGGCGGCGCCAAGGATTGTCTCTTTGTTGTTTGCAAGCGATTTCGTGAAGTCGTCGATATTCAGCGTCCCGTTCCTGATTGCCGCCGCCATTGTGGAGCCGGCTTTCGCGCCGAAGACCTTTGATGCGATCGTTACCGCTTCCGTCGAGTTTTTAGCATTTTTGATAGCGTTGGAATATTTCTCTATTCCCGCCGATGCAGACAAACCTTCTTTTGCGAATGCCCCGACGCTCTTTTTCATGGCGGCCATTACCTCGTCGGTGTTGACGCCTGATTTATTGAGCTGTCCGATCATCGCTGTGGCGTCACCGAACGAGAAGCCCATATCCTGCAGTTGCGGCCCGAATTTCTGCACTGTGTCGAGCAGATCAGTAAATCCGTCTCCGGTCGACTGGCTGACCTTCCAGACGGTATCCATCGCGCCTGTCATCTGGTCGGCGCTGAGATTCCACTGCTTGAATGCCTTAGAGCTCGAATCCACGACACCCGCCACATCCACGCCGAGCATGTTAGACACTTCTGATGATTGCTGTGCGAGATC